AAACAAGTCAAACGACTCCTGTCGTCCATTGTTGGCATTCTTTGGACGAATTACGGAGGATTAGACTTGACGTTGTGCGCACACCATTGTTGTTTGAAACTACATTATACGCAGTTTTGAATCGTTTATCCAAATCTCCTGAGTTTAAAAGAACTTCTGTTTCTTGGTTTTTTAAAAAGTCTCGTGGAATGCAGAATTTTAAGATGATACTCGCCAATCAGGCGACCTGTGACCATGATGATTGTAACTGTGAACTTTCAGTTACTGGAATTACCCCGTTAACGGAAGGCTATAATAAGTCATCTACGGCTCGTGGACTGATTTCCAAATATCTTGAGATAGCTCGTGACATTAGACAGACTTTTCTCCTTGATGATTATCCTTATCGTTCTGGATTTGGTCATGATGCTGTCTATTTGGATATGAAGTTGGCTGATAAATCAAAATGTATGGTTCCAACTTTTATTTCGAAAAATTTTGATGGTGGTTTACCTAGATCAATAGATGTACCTACTGTCCATCCTGCTGTCCGACGTGCTCTTAGAGTAGCTGATTATTATTATATTACTCGTAAAATAAAACCTTTTGCACGCTTATCTATTGATTGGCATACTCTCTGGGCTCCTGAACGTCTTGGAACTGTCCCTTCATTACAAACGCTCTGTTTACAGACGTTTTCTGGCCATTATGGCACTCTTGGTACGTTTAATAATCGTCCTTTCGTTCAGAGTGCCATGCATAATATTGACTCTCATAAATTTGTTCGTGAAATTGCTGATATGCACAATGATTCTCATATTATGCCTCCTGCATTTGATGACTTGCGTAAGCATGTTTCTGAGGCAATGAACTTAATGTACCATAAGATGGGCATTTACGAGTTTGGCAAAGAGTCAGCGGCCTTAAATTTAAATCAGTTTACTAGTATGAATCTTTCTGCTGCAGCTGGAATCAATTTTGGTAAGAAGAAAACTATTGTAACTGACGATGGTGTTTCAACATCTGTCGGCACATGTGGGAAAAAAATTGATCTTGTTGAGGCAGACTTAAATTGTCTTCGCCGCATGATTATTGATGGAGAGCGACCGACTGCCTTCTTTAATATTACCCCAAAGAATGAGCTTTTTTTTTCTCGCACGAAACAGGGTGTTAAAGAAGATAGTCGTGGAGGCTTCTTAGATACAGACTGGGACGCATGGATTAATAAGTTACGTGTTTTTAATATACCCTCCAGTATTTTTATTTATGTTGAACGCCTGGTGAGCCGTGTTCGACAACTTCGTGAGCGGGGTCGTTTAATTCTCGTAGGTCACAGTAATTCTAGAGGTGGTGCTGATAAGATCGCTTCTCTCCTCGGTATAGACCTTACCAATTGTTTTAAAAAACTTATGGAGGAGGGGGATGGAAAAAAATTTGATAAAAGCATCCGTGAGTTCTTTATGAATTTGTATTATTCTACTATGCTTATTCATGAGGATCCCTTGCATCCCGATTATGTTATAAAGAAGAG